CCGTGGATGCTAGACAGGGAACGGATGATGTTTTTGATCCAACACTTTCTAAAGCTACGGATTCGCCTCGAGGTGCTCCACCAGAAGATCCTCTTACACCGAAAGATGTATCTGATCCTTATTTAAGTCCTGGTATATCTATAGAAGATGAAGTTATTGAAACATTACGTATTACACCTAGTGTTGCTATACTTAAACAAACGAGTCCCGATACAATTCAAAAATTTGCAAAGATTATAAATAGTTCCAACGAATCACAAATTACAAAGCTACGTGAAAGTTTAACACCTGCACAATATGAGGAGATGCTAGACGCAGCAGAGGAACTACTTATTAAGAATTCTCCCACAATATCAGCATCCGATGAAATTAAAAAAATATATCCACAGTTAAAATATAAAACTGCGGCAGATGATTTTATAAAAGCAAATTACATGAAAATGAGTGATAGAAAAATGTTAGACGAAATGAAGAAAGACCCAGATAAATATTTTTATGAAATACCATCTAGTGTAAAAAGTTTAGAACAAAGAAGACTAGATAATCTAGGTTTATCAAGAGATGAAAAAACTGCAAATCTAATAAATAAGTATAATTCTGAAATAGATTTTCAAAATATTAAAACAGAATTTGATAACACAACTGAAGGCATGGATATCTCTGAAATGACTCCAAAACAACTATACGAAGCTTTTGAAGACGCATACACGAAAGCAACGGGGTTAAAACCAATAACCAGTGGAAATACTAAAAAGAAATTTTTACAAAAATTGGATAGATTTACTGACGAAAGAGGATTGGAAAAATTAAGAAAATCTGAATTTAATAAAGGTAAACCGTCAGAACCCGCTGCATTTAAAAAGTATTTCTACTCTAATGACAATATAGCTAACATAGCGTCAAGTAATCCAAATATAGATAAAAAATCGTTACATAGATACTTAAATTTTATACGAGAAAGTTCCCCTACTACAAGAAAAGGAATAGATGGTAACTTTGATAATTTTATGAATGAATTTGATTTAGAAATAAAAGATTTAAAAAATACAGATTCTATATTTTATAAACAATACCAATATTTTAAAAAGTTTGATGATGTCAGACAAAGAGCGGGTGAAAAAATAAAACCATTTTTAAATCAAATTTTTCCTTCGACAACTAGTAATCCTACCAACAACAGTTTACAGATTGCTCATAGATTTGAAAATACACAAATAGGTGACACTGTTCCGGAAGGTTTAGCGGGAACAGGAGGAACACCTTCTGCATATTATTTAGATATATCAGAATTTAATACTCGAGTACAGGCTAAGGTATTAGAGCCAAAAGCTAGAAAAGCAATAGCGGAGGGCGACATGACTACTTTAGACGAGGTTGAAAAAAAATTAAAATCCATAGGTGCTGAAATAGAAATAGATGGGGAAGTATATGGTGAGCATAAACCTATTGAACAAAAACTTTTAAAGCTATGGAGAAAATATGTTGGCCGACCAGACCTTATGAAACAAGACGGGGTTACTCAAAAAATGTTAAAAGACCTTGATGCGGGTATAGCTATAATATCCGAAGGCGCAGGTGACCTTGGTATACGGGCTATGGCGAGCGGTGGTATGGTGGAAGAAGATATTTTTGAAGAGCCGATGTCCGCGGACCCTGGCACACGAGACATACCGACCCTTCCAACTATGGAAGATCAATCTATTTTTGATGATGAAGCTAGTTATGATACAGCAAATTTAATTTTACCTTTCTTGAAGTTATTTGGAAAACCACCAAAAAATACCTTTTCAGGTATTCCTATTCCTAAATCAGAATTAGACCAGGTTGATAATCTCGCACCAAAAGCTGATGGTACACCTAGACCTAAAAAAGAAATTTTAAATAAAATTCAACAAGAGGAAACAGAAATATTTGATCCAACTCCCGACACACCTCTTAATGTTGCTGATCCCGAAAAACAAATAAAGGCACCTTTAGGTGTTACACCTTACACAAAACAACCTGCTACAAGTGTTTTCTATTCCGACATTGAAAGAGTATTATCACGACCTGACGCACCAAAAACATTTAATTCAAAAGAAGAAGTATTTAGTTTTTTAGAAAAAAACAATATTAAAGATTCGGAAAAAGTAGATTATCGTGTGACATCTATTTTAAAAGATTTACCCGATGGGGTGCCAATTGATGCGACTACATTAATTACACAAATACGACAAGCTCCTATTGCAGGAATTCGTATTCACGGAACAGGATTTAATTCCGAAATTGTTAATCCTCAAGGATATGTACGACCAGGTCATAATCATTATTATGAACCAGGAAGTATACCGGATAGTTACAGGGAGCGTGTTCTTATAATTCCTAAAAAGAATTTGCCAGGAGACTCGGGAAAATTACCAGAAAATATCCAAGGAGAAGGCCCAGCAGCACAAAATCATAATTTTGGTCAAGGAGATGATAATTACACAATTGGCTGGTCACGACTTACCGATCGTGTAGGGTATATTCCACCAAAGATATCAGGACCTGTTGTCGTTAAAGGATCTGTTCAAAAAATACAAAAAACATTAGCTAAACAACAAAGCCAGCAAGCAGGTCTCTTTGGGGAGATTACAAGTAAACTGCAAGCATCGGTTCGTCGTCGAAATGTAGAAACTCCTGGTGCCTTCACAGAAGAAGATATTGCGCGGATGGAAATAAAAAGTATAGACGATGTTCTAAGATATGAAAATGCTATAGAAGAATTAAGCCCTGGAATGATACAACAGGTAGATGACTTGCAAATGTCTATTGATAAATCATTAATTGATCTACAAAAAGTATCAACACCTAGCATAGAAGGTTATGTGCGTGTCACGTTTGCTGATGAAATACAATCCGATTTACTACAAGAAGCAGCTAGACGAAAACAATATTTAGGTCAAACTTTAAAACAATTAATGGAAAGAAACGAAACAGCAACTGATTTATCCTCTCTTGCTAAAATAAATAAAGAACTATTAAAATTCTACGAAGACAACAAAAGTGTTTTTCGCCCTCAGGCTAAAAGTGCAGGAGAAGTGGATATATTACGAAAAAAAATAAATATAATGGAAGACAAGGTAGCAGATATTATTGATAAGTATGTAACTACTCGTGAGATTAGTGACGCAGAGATTAAGAAGTTGTCTGATATAATGAGTGAGAACATGAATTCTTTATTTAAAAATGTTTCTACTCTTGATTCTTCTACAATGGATAAATTATTTCCTGATATACCTTTTAAGAATAGAAACGAATGGAGTGATGCGATTATTAAAGCTGATCTGTATGAAGCAGCTTATCGTAAGTTTGTTTTAAAAGATCCTGATGCTGCCGAGTATTATGCGGTGTCACCTTCTAACTTTGTTAAAGAAAGATATTCACATAAGGGAGGAACGGACACATCAACAGCGGAAAGAGCTGCAGAAAAACAACGCCAACTGGATTACTTTAATGAAACTGGAGAGTTGACTAAATCTCAATTATCAGGCGTAGGCATGGATGAGTTTTATGGTGGTCCTAATGTTAAAAGCCCAAGGTTATATCATGTTGTAGATCAATCAAAGCCTATTACGGAAAAAGTAAAAGATGCTGATGGTGTAGTAATGATGGATCCTAGCGGGAAACCTGTTACAAAAATAATAGGTTTTCAACGAGTAAAGGATTTTAAACCTACCGAAATTGCTATGGAAGCAAATGCGTTTGCCCAACAAAATTCTAATTTTAAATCTGTCAATAGTAAGACACATTACAAAGGTACTTTAGAAAAAATTTTACAAAAACAAGCAAAAGAAAACAATTCAGAATTTGTGACAATGCCAATTCAATTAAAACAAAGTAATAAGGTTGTTTTCAAAGTAACAGATCAAAATGGTAATATGGTTGCTACATTAACTAATAGAGATCAAGCAACTGACTTACTACGAACAAACCCAAATTACAAAATTGAGCCAATATCAACTCCCGATCCAATAAATATGGATTCAGTATTTGCTATTAAAATTACTAAAGAAATGTTAGAACCTTATGTGACACATAAAGCCATGGGTGGACTTGTGGAAGATATTGATATATTTGAGGTAGCGTAGTGGCAATTGACAAACCAATAGGAGAACCCAACACCGACATTGAAGTAGAGGAAGTAGATATAGAAACTCCTGAATTTGATGTTGAAGAAGTAGAAATGCAAGAAGATGGTTCTGCTATAATAAATCCTAGCGATGAAGAAGAGGAAGTAGAATTTGATTCAAATTTAGCTGATTACATCGAAGAAAATGATTTAAAATTAATTTCAAGTGATTTAATGGCAGAGTACCAATCCGATACAAGTTCTCGCGATGAATGGTTTCAAGCTTACCGAAAAGGATTAGAACTTTTAGGTTTTAAATATGAAGAACGAACAATGCCTTTTGCAGGAGCAAGTGGCGTAACCCATCCTTTACTATCAGAGTCTGTTACTCAATTTCAAGCGCAAGCGTATAAAGAATTATTACCTAGTGGTGGCCCAGTTCGCACACAAATTTTAGGAGCACCCGACCAACAAAAAGAAGAACAAGCGGAAAGAATAAAAGATTACATGAACTATCAAATAATGCATGTAATGGAAGAATTTGATCCAGAGCTTGATCAAATGTTATTTTATCTTCCGTTAACAGGCTCGACATTTAAAAAAATTTATTATGACGCGACTCTTGGAAGAGCAGTTTCTAAATTTGTAGCATCTGAGGATTTGATTGTACCGTATACGGCTACTGACCTACAGTCAGCAGAAAGAGTGACTCATGTTTTAAGACGCACAGAGAACGATATTAGAAAAATGCAAGTTATGGGTTTTTATCGCGATGTTGATATTGAACCTTATAAAGAGGAAACAAGAATACAAGAAACAAAAAATAGAATAGAAGGTATTCAAGATACAAGTTATCAAGAAGATTACACTTTATTAGAAATTCATGCCGACTTAGACCTAGAAGGCTTTGAAGACGAAAATGGTATTAAATTACCTTATATTATAACAATTGATGAAGGATCGTCAAAAGTATTATCTATTTACAGAAATTATGCAGAAGACGACTCTCTTAAAAAGAAAAAACAATATTTTGTACACTATAAGTTTTTACCTGGCCTTGGCTTTTATGGTTTTGGTCTTATCCACATGCTCGGCGGCTTATCAAGAACTGCAACCTCGGCACTTAGACAACTTATCGATGCAGGTACATTGTCCAATCTCCCTGCGGGTTTTAAAGCTCGCGGATTGCGAATTAAAGACGATGACAATCCCTTACAACCAGGAGAGTTTAGGGATGTAGATGCACCAAGTGGTGATTTACGAGCAGGCTTAATGCCTCTTCCTTACAAAGAACCAAGTGCTACTTTATTTCAATTACTAGGCTTCGTCGTTGCAGCAGGACAGCGTTTTGCTACAATAGCCGACCAATCAATAAGTGATGCTGGAGGAGCAGGAGCTCCTGTAGGTACAACTATGGCTATTATGGAACGAGGCACAAGAGTGATGAGTGCTATTCATAAAAGAATGCATTATGCTCAACGCATGGAGTTTAGACTTCTAGCAAAAGTGTTTAGAGATTATACAGAACCTTCTTATCCGTATGGCGTAGGAAAAGATATTATTCCAAGTATAAAACAATCAGATTTTGATGATCGCATTGATATTATGCCTGTATCAGACCCTAATATTTTCTCGATGTCTCAACGGGTAACGCTGGCTCAAACTCAACTACAACTGGCTCAGGCAGACCCTGGGTCTCATAATATGTACGAGGCATATAAACGTATGTATCAAGCACTAGGTGTTCACGATATTCAAGCTATTCTTCCAACTCCAAAAGCCCCTGCTCCAAAAGATCCTGGATTGGAAAATGCAGATGCATTGATGGCTAAAAAACTCACTGCCTTTCAAGGACAAGATCATCAGGCTCACATAGATGCTCACAGAACTTTTATGTCTACTATGTTAATTAGAGGTAATCCAAACGTAACTACTTTACTACAAGCGCATGTTATGGAGCATATTTCATTACTTGCACGACAAATGATTCAACAAGAAAATGCACAACAGATACAAGAGGAAGCTGCAAAATATGGTGGAAAATTACCTCCCGAACTACAACAACAGTTTCAAGAAGAATTAGAAAAACAAATAGCTGTTAAAATTACAGAGTTTATAGAGGAAATGTTTGTAGAAGAACAAGAGAGTATGGAAAAACAAGGTGAAGATCCTCTTATTGCATTAAAACAACAAGAGATTGATATTAGAAATCAAGATCTACAGCGAAAAATTATGGACGATGAGGCGAGAATAGGTATTGATGAGAAAAGAATAGCTGCTGACGCAAAACAACATAAAAATAAGATTGAATCTCAAGAAGATATTGCTCAATTAAGAGCTAATGTTAATCTAGAAAAAGCAAATACTCCTAGAAAAGAAGAACTACAAAAAAATGTAAATTTTGAGAATTAAGATGACACCCTCAGAGCTTAAAATAAGCCAATACTTTGAAACCTTAATGATACTTGTAGAAAAGACTTCCAAAAGTAAAGAAGATAGTATACTTTTAGCAGGTGCTATGATGAGTATGGTTCATGTTCTATATTTTGATAATCTAGGACCGCAAGAAGGTCAGAAAATTATAGACGCTAACACGTTTGATTTAATTGACTTGGTCAAACCAACTATACACTGAGGTAAACATGGCTAATACTGGAAGAATGAATTTACTAGAAGAAATGGGTCGTGTCGACGCTGAAAGACCTAATAAAAACAGAACTGCCGAAAAAAGAAGAATTATAGGCGAACTTACCAAAGGATATAAAAAAGGTGGTTTAGTTACCGAGATGTACTCGCGTGGCTATGGTGTTGATTTGAAAGCAAAAAGACGCCCTACTAAAATATACTAGGATATAAAATGAAAGCAAAATATATAAACGGATCTAAATACCCTAACGCAAAGATGACTGTAACCACGGATATGAATCCATATGCAGGATCTCATGTTAACCAGCAAAAAATTGTTGATGTATATACGGCTGGTATGGAAGGACCAAAAGTAACCCAAAACTTAGGTGAAGGACCAAAAGGTCAAAGAAGTAAAGTACAAATTAAAAAGGTTCCTTTTAAAGGTTTATTTTAATCACAAGTTAAGGTAGACTATTTTTTTTAAAGGAGGTTTTATGAAACTTTTAAAAGATATATGGGCCCACTTGAAAGAGTGGAGCGAATGGGGCATGAAAGACTGGATTAAAGCTGGTATTGTTGCCGTCGTCGTTATTATAGTTCTCGGAAAAGTAACGGGAGCTGTATAAATGCTGGGCATCATTCAAGGACTTTTAGGAGGAGGCCAAGGTGGTGCACTAAAAACTATTTCTAAAGTGATCGATGACTTGCATACCTCAGATGAGGAAAAGCTAGACAAAAAAATATTGATGCAGCGACTTCAACAAAAACTCGCTGAAAAACAATTAGACGTAAATGCCAAAGAGGCGGGTCATCGATCAATTTTCGTTTCTGGCTGGAGGCCATTTATTGGTTGGTGCGGAGGCTTTGCCCTCGCCTTTGAATTTATTCTCTCCCCAGGAATTGAATGGTATTCTAAATTTGCAGGGTTAAACTTAACGGCTCCAGAGATCCAAACTGGGCCTTTACTAGCAATTGTCACTTCAATGCTCGGCGTCGCCGGACTCAGGTCCTTCGAGAAGAGCAAAGGATTAACTAAATAGTGCCGTTTAAATCAGAAAAACAAAGAAAATATTTATTTGCTAATGAACCTGAAATAGCTAAGAAATGGGCAAAAAAATATAGTAAAGGAGGTTATGTAGTAATAACTCCGAGAGGTTTTGGAAGAATGTTACCAAGTAAAAAACAAAGAACAAGAATATACACATAATGGTTTCTCGAGTATTGGAGCAGAGAATTCGTGATCACGAAGGTTTTTCAGATGTATTATACCAAGATAATTTAGGCTTTGCCACCATAGGCTACGGCCACTTAATTACAGACAAGGATGATTTTAAACCAGGCGTAAAATATCCAGAAAATCAATTATTAGAATTATTTAGAATAGATTTAAATAGAGCTGAAGAAGAAGCTAACGACATCGTAGGACATATTCAAGAATTGCATGTCGTTGCGAGAGATTGCATTATTGAAATGTGCTATCAACTTGGAAAATCAGGGGTAAGGAAGTTTTCAAAAATGCTTTTATCTCTTGAAGAAAAAGACTATAAGACAGCTAGTATTGAAATGCTGGATTCCAGGTGGAGAAAGCAAACTAAAACAAGATGTGAGTATCTTGCAAAATTAATGAAAGAATGCGCTTAGAAAATTTTTTTACATTTTATAAAAAAGAATTAAAAACTAGACAGGACCAGGTAAAAGACGCTATATTGCAAGGCGTCAAAGATTGGGACGAATATAGGTATTTAACAGGTAAGTTGCATGCCTTACAACAAGAAGTACAGGAACTCACGGACCTGCTAAACAAAACGGAGCGAGACGAATGAGCAAGTTAATTATGCCAAAGCATGTATGGGATAAAAAAGGCCCAGCAGAAAAGAAAAAAGAATTAGAGAAAATACCAAAACCAACAGGCTTTAGAATGGTTTTATATCCATTAAAATTGGAAAGTAAAACAACAGCAGGTCTTCATCTTACTGATGAAACAGTAGAAGCGTCACAAATTTCTACCAATGTTTGTAAGGTCTTAAAAATGGGACCAGATTGTTTTATCGATAAAGAACGCTTTCCTAGTGGACCCTGGTGTAAAGAAAAAGATTGGGTTTTAATTACAAGATATGCAGGATCTCGTATTAAGATTGAGGGCGGAGAACTTAGAATAGTCAACGATGACGAAATACTGGCAGTCATTGATGATCCTCGAGATATTTTGCCAGCTAACATTTTATAACATGGAGGCACCATGCCAGAAACTACACAAGAAACATCATCAGAAAAATTAGTACCTATCGATACGTCAGGTAATTCGGTAGATGTATTATTAGAAGAAAAAGGCGTAGAAGAGATAACAAAAGAAGAATCCCCGAACGTTGAGGTTGTAGAGGAGACTACTCAAGAAGTTAAGGAGAATAAAGAAGAAGAGTTAGAAGAATACAGTGTAGGTGTAAAACGCCGTATTGATAAGTTAACAAGAAA